TTGCCACTGAGGAGGCGACCGTCTGCACGGTTGTCTCCAGTAGCGGCTGTTTGGGTCGTATAAACGTCTGATTTGGTAGTAGCCATAATATTATTATTTCTATGTTAGAGGTTAATTATGCGCGGTGAACGTTAATCTGAATAACACCTTCGTCATCGAGGCGAGTCATTCCAAATGCCCACTCAGAACGAATCTGGGTGTCGTGGCGTTTGGTAGGCAACTCATCCACAAATGTCTGTGGGTTCTCAGCATATCCGAATGCTACGCAATCCTTTGCCCAGGCGTAACACGCACGGGTATTGGCTACGACAGGCAACAAGGACTCGTCTACGGCCATGATGGTGAAGCCAAACGCATCTACAATAGACCCGGTCTGAGCTTCCTCCAACTTGGAGCGATAATCTCTGTTGATGAATTTGTCATCATGAAGCAGATCCTCGATCTCGGTATGGCTGATAACCATTCCAAGAGGAGAGCCACCTTCGACATTCTGACCTGCAACATTCTTCAGACCCAGACGGGTGCGAGCGTTGACGATCTTGTCGTAAGTGAGCCCCACATTGGCTGCTACAGCTGCATAGTCGTATGTCTTGGCGATTGAGTAATCAGTAGTGTTGAATACCACTTCACTGCCACCATTCTTGCCTTCATACACGCTGCCACCGAGTCCATCGATGATAGCCTGGTCACGATCACGTCCGGCTGCTGCCATGTGTGAGCGCATGATGCTTGAGTGGGGAGAGTCGATCTCACCTAAACGGATGCTATCAACACGGCTTACGAAGTTCTCTGCCGTCTTAAAATTGACGTAGAGGTGACGCATTTCAGTGCTGACATCATCTGGAGCGGAATCCTGGAAGCGACCCGTCATATCTGACGAATTGATCTGTCCAAGTTTGTTAAAACGTCTGCTTTCGCCTAGAACAGGGTAAACAGGAACGAGTGATTGAAGCCGTGAGGCCATTTGTTGCACCTCGAGTTTCCACTCACTTTGATAAAGCTGTGGAAAATGCTCAGGCACAGAGCTAGTAATTGCCATTGTATTTTATAGTTGGTTGTTAGTTTCTGATAGATACCGAGGTATCGCTTAGAAACCACCTATGCCCGGAGTGTCTGCCTGGAGGCAGGTCGCTTGATTTGGTGGTCAAGTTCTCACTGTGGGCATTCCAACTACTGACGATCAATCAGCCGTAAAAAATGGTGTCCTGTGTATGAACGGATCGAACCTAACACCTCCTTGTCAGGCTCGTCTACGGGAAATACGCGATATGCGAAAATAACTCCCCCCAGGGAGCGACACCTGGGAGGAGCTATCACACATGAACCCGGGAGTTACCCCTTCGCCTGGAGCTTACGAAGCTCGAGATATTTGTGCTGAATGTCAGTTGGAGCCGCAGCCATGTTAGGATACTTAGACTTCATCGCATCAGCCTGTTGGGCAAAGCCCTGGCCATTTGGAGTGGCTTCCCCACCTCGAGGTAGGGAGCCCTCCTGGACGCTAGCATGCTTGCTTAGAAGCATGTTGAGCACCTTAGGGTTGCGTATTGCAGCTATGTCATCAGCGTTGTCGAAATCAAACCCAGCAACCTCGGCCATATTAACCGCCTTCTGCATGTTCTGGTCATAGTTGGCTCCCCACTCTTTTTTGACCTCTGCTCGCAGTGACTCCATATGTTCAGCGTCCCTGGTAGCGAGTGTCTCATGAGCCTGGTCGAGTTGAATGCCTGTAAAATCAGAGTAGGCCTGGGCAATCTGAGCAGCCTGGTCTTGACCAACTCCTAATTCGTGAAACTTACCTTGCCAGAACCCGGACACCTCATCGTTCCACTCGAGCCCTTCAGGCATGTTCTCAGGAGCAATCTCATAAGCGGTAGAGCTCTCAGGCACTCCAACAGCTTTACGATACTGCTCGATCTCGAACTCAGTGCTGCCCTCATTGGGAACCATTACCGAGTCTGGATTCAATGCTTTCTTGCCCAGGAGAGCTTCAGCATTCTTGAATCCCTTGACCAGGCCATCGAATGACTTGTATTTACCAATCAGGTTGGAGTAGTCCCCCATCTCATGGGTAGTTAGCGTCTGGTTGTAGTCCCCGGTGAGCTCGCCCTGGGAGTTGTAGAGTTGGCCGAGGAGTGATTGAGAGTCTGAGCCTGTTCTCATAGTATGCTCATCCCCCTGGCCAACAGAAGCAGAGAATGGATCAACGCCAGGTGAATCTCCCTGGGGAGCAGCCTGAGTAGCAGCAGGAGCTCCACCACCACCATCACCACCGATCTCGGCAGCTTCATTGCGTAGTAGATTATCCCTCATAGCTCATCCCTTCCGCTTTAAAATTGTTTCTCAGCAGTTCTTGCTGATGGCCATACTTGGAATCATATGCTTCAAGTGACCAGTTCTCCTTGCGCCACAGCACCACAGGAGGGTTCTCCTCACCATACCAGCGTCCGTTGCCCTCGAGGAAGAGGTGAGCGGGTGTCTGGGGTTGATCACCAGGTGCCTGGGGCATGGCCTGGGGAGCGTTTTCGCTCATGGATTTGATCTCGTCCTCATGCTTTTTATAGGCATGGTGTTTGAAGGTGATGTCACTCCCTGAGATAGTAGCTATGAGCTTATCATCCCGGTAGACCTCACCATTACTTTGTAGGTTTAGTATGCTTTTCATTTTCTGTATTTGGTTGGAAAATGTTGGACTCCTTCAGCTTGAAGAGCACGGATACCACCCCACGCTCGCCATCTCTTACCGCAGCATTGATAGGACTAAGCTTGCCGTATTGGTCTGGAATGAAGGAGCGATCCATCAATCCGTATTCCTTGACTAGCCAGGCCATCAGGGCAATGCCGTCAGGGGTGTTCAGGACACGCTCCGCAGTAGCGGCGAGCTCATTACTCAGTTTTCTCATAAAGCTTGATCCTGGGATTCGAGCATAGCCTCGGGCAGTTGCCCTCCATTGGCAGCAGACGCATCCTTGGCCACGCTCGCCATCTGGGCAGCAGCCTCCATCTGAGCAGCCTGGGCTTGTTGCTCTGCCCTTACTGCTCTCTTCTCATCCCTCTCGTCCTCATCCATCAGGCTTTTCTCAGGCAGGCCAGCATTACGCCAGTTATCCCGGAACTGATGATCCATGTCGATGTTGTCCAGGATGTCTGGCCTCATCTCTACCAGGGATTCATTCATGGCGATGAACTCAGCGTAATTGGTATTCTGGCTCGCCTTAATGGCTAGAGCGATTCTGTTATTGTAAGACACATTAGGAACAGGAACCATCACACTGCGATCCTTGTTGACCTGGGCAATCTCCTCAGGTGGATCTGGCATTAAGCCCTGTCTCCACAGGATGCCAAAGATTCTCCTGATCTTGGGATCGAGATACTCACTGGTAAGCCTGGAGAAGGTAGGGCTGAACTGCATCACCTTCTCTGCCTGGCGTAGTGTGGCTTCCGTTGCCGTCATCTGTCGCTCAATCTGAGCAAAGAGACGGAACAGGTCACCATGCATGATCTCCTGGATGGCCTTCTTCTTCTCCATGATCCTGTCTTGGCCGATGTCATATCTGCCTGCCGTTGCCCATTCTCGAGGAGAGCGATTAGGATCCAGGTCGTTGACGTAAGTAATATCGAGAGCACCCACACCTATTTCACCTTCAAGGCTCGCAGGAGCGAGTATAGGCGGGTTAGCGGCCTTCTCTGCCAACACGTCCATTTGTTTCTGGAGGAAACTCAGCTTGTGAGCTTCTGGCAGAGCTATCCAGGTCGGGGCGAACCCGTATGGGCTTGCTCCCCACTGCAAATAACGCGTCACATGTATGGGGAGCTCAAAAAATCCATCGGTATGAACCACTGTCTGGCTCTCTTCGTGAACACAGCACATGTAATAGGGCATGTCCTTATCTCCACCGCTCCACTCAGTGACCTTCTCGATAAGCACCAGGAAGACATGGATATCATTCTTCTTAGGATCTCGAGCTTCCTTCTGGAGCTTTGGTGGTAGCTTCTCGATGCCAAACTCCTGGGCAGCCTGGTCGGCTGTGTATCCAATCTCCTGGATCACGCAGTTAGCTCGTTGCCTGTGATCCTGGCCGATAAAGTATGTGCCAATCGGTAAGTGTCTGAAGTTGAGCATTCCGTTCTCATCATCCCACTCAGAATAGTCTGCCCCGGTTCCCATGGCTGCCCTATCCAGGTAGGTTTCCTGGATGGACGTATAAAAATTGCTTTGCTCGAGTTGGTGTGTGAGCTCCTCAGAGCATTCCGAGTAGAACTTCACCACCGCATCATTGTCCTCGAGCCCCTTGGGGGGATTCAGGCCATGCCATACTTCCTCCCTGGGAGTGACCAGGCTACAGAACCCGTTAGCGAGTTGCAGGCAGGCCGTGCGTAGTGTCGAGTCATGTAACTCAGCTGAGTTAATCATGGGCGGCAGGTTGCCTAACTCGGCTCCTGTTATCTTCCTGGGCATGGATAGCTCTGCTACCTCGTCCCAGAGTTGCTCATGATGACTACGCCACTTGCGCAGTGCGTCACGCTTGGCGATGACATCTGTGCCTGTCATTAGCCTAGACGAGTCGATCCTCCGTATCCGCCCGTCTCACCTGCCTTCACAGTCTGAGACTTCTTGCGTAAGCGTTTGAGCTCTGCCTCGAAGTTACTTGACCCACCCTCGCCTTCTGCTTCAAGGTCTACGAGTTGTGTTTGAGCTGCGACTGGATCTGGCTTCTTAGGTTTGCTTCCCATGCCGGGAACAATCCTCTCCTAACAACTATTGCGCAATAGCTCTGGCCGATATCCAGGTATTTGAGGGATGTGTGTCTAACTGCTGTTCACAAGGTGTGTGACGCGGAGGTTTTATGATCACCCTTAGATGACCCCTTTTTATCCGCGAGAAGTGAACAACATAAGGTTCTACTCCTGGCAGTTCCACTCCCTGACCGCCTCACCTGGCTGCCAATCAGGCAATGCCACCTTGTTACCACACTGGCACTCACACTCGATGTAAGTGCATCCCACCTCATAGCTGAGTATGGGTATCTCTCCACAGTTAACACACGCCTGCATGATCGCCCTGGCCTGGTTGTATTCCCGCTCTATTTGATCCAGGTCACTCATCGCATCGTGTTTCCAAAGCTTGATTTAGCCCTCCCTACCCGTTGCCTGTGTGTCTTATTGACCATACCCAGCTTGATTGCATCTCCCATACTGCGCAGGGCATCACACATGTGAGAATACTCATCATGAATGGGTGCATTGCTACTCTGCTTACCTGGTTCCTCGGGCTTGGTTCGGTATGCCTCGATGCAGTCAATGAAGCTGGCTCGATCTCTCTGGCCGTCATTCCACTTCGTGCTCATCCTATCCTTATTGATCCAGAACTTGGGGAATAGCTCGCGCAGGTAGTTGACTCCCACCCAGATATTAGCTGCCCTGGGAACCACCTGGACGTTAAACTTCATCTCGCTGAGTGAGTCTGCCAGGCTTCTCCCGGTCGATAGTTGCCTGGCTCCTCCATCATGTGGCAGGAATAGCGCGTCCACATACTTGTTATCTCGCTCCCAGGTCTTGATCCAGTTGCCGTAGTGTTCGATACCCTCGCCTGTATTCTCGTATGAATCGAACAAGCGTATCTCGAGGCCAACAAATTGTGCCAGGATAATGCTGGTTGAATCACTGATGCCCAGGTCAAAGAAGGCGTAGACTGGCTGCTTCTCCAATGGGTAGTTAGTGATCCTTCCCTGATTACGTGCCTTGGCTACCAGGTCACCATAGATGGCTCCAAAGATACGCGCCTGGAATGCTTCATCAGGTGTGGTTGGATGCTCCTTGAGCATTCCCTCGCCCTGGCGTTGCTCTTTCTTGACGAACCAGGCTCTCTGGCCGGGAGTTAACACAGGAACACCTGGCTCACCTTGCACCTTGGCAAAGTATTGCTCCATCTTGGTTGGTATGTTCACCTTGCCTGTCTCGTCCTCACTCAGAGTGTTGGCAGAGTCCTCGAACCATCCGTAGAAGTGGAACATGGCATCTAGCCTGGTCAGCTTGGATTTCTGCCTGGGGTTCTCCATCGCTGACTTGCACATCTCATAGGCTTTGCCCGTGCGTCCCCCCTCATGCGTTGTCTCATAAATACATAGACTACCCTCATGCAGAGCATTCTCAGCCCCCTCGATGATCTCTATGGCCTTAGCTGGGTAGTTGAGTGATATCTTGCCAAACTCCGATACGTGCAGGTATTGAATCGTGCCTCCCCGCATGGTGGTCGAGGTGTAGACACTCGAGCCATTGCTAAATACCATCTCCTCGGGGAATGGTGAGTCACCACCTTTGACCAGCTTGACCTTATCTTTGATCAGTTGGCCTATGCCCCAGGTATCAGGATGGAGCTCCTCATCATTGAGGTGATTGTAGGCAAGCTTCATCATGGCGAGCTTCTTGCGGCCATCATCGAGCTTGTAGTCAATCATCCCGGCCTTCTTGTCATCCTCGAAGAGCAGCCTGTCGAGAAACAGGATAGCTGTAAAGGTGGAGAGCCCATGCTGGCGACTCTTCAGCACGTAGTTAAGCCACCAGATGTCATTGTAGAACTTCTTTTGTACCGAGTTAGGCACAAACTTGACCAGCTTGCCCTTCTTGTTGGAGATGGTGTAGAGGTTATTGAGCCTCCACCAGGCATCCTTGCAATTAGTCTGAGCCGTATCCCAATCCATGATTCTTAGGTATCTTGTCGAAGAAGGTCTCGAGCTTATGCTCATGCCGTTCAGGTGTATATGCCCCGTCCATCTTGGAGAGCTCCGCACTTGCGCGTATGGCATCCTGGGGGGATTCCCCTTCGGTTCTCTGTGCTATCCTGGTCAGCATCTCCTTACGCTGAGTGATGGACATGATGAGTGGTGTCTCTGCTTTCTTGTTCATAGTCTGGATGTAAGTGGCCACCTTTGGATTTCTGAGGAGTTGTGATGCACTCTGGTCTGCTGTATCTCCCCTTGATTCATACCCGGCTTTCTCGTATGCCCTGCCAGCAGCCATGCCCTGGAGGTATAGCTTGGCAAACTTCTTCTGCCTGGTGTTCATGGTCGCAATGTTAGGAATAAGTTTGTTAGGTGTCAATAGTCCCGCCCCAGGTGATTAGTATTCATTCTTATCGATGTCCTCGAGCATGGCTTTGACCTGAATAAATAAGAAGACCAGGCATGATCCAGGCAGAGCCAATGCTATGCTTACCAGGGCGATGATCATTGGCTACTCTCCCAGGTGTTATCTATTGCCTTCATCAGGTCTGATATCACCCTGGCTATGCGTTTATCCTTGGCCGTCTCGGTGATGACCTTCCTGGCGTAGACTACGCTCGAGTGGTGTCTATCGAATAGCTTGGCGGTTTGACACAGTGAGGTGTGGCAATGGTGGTAGACGAGAACCATGGCGAGTTGCCTGGCAAATGCGAGTGGTTGAGCTCGAGACTTGCCTATGATCGCCTCGGGTGTGAAGTTGAATACCTTGCATACATGCAGGATAACGTCTTGAGGTGTGGGGGTGTAGTTCTTGGGGAGTAGGATGGTAATATTTTTCAATGTGGTATGCCTGCGTTAAGTTGCCCCAACATGGGGAGAGTGACGTGGTGATCGTAGTAAGCCCGGGCGGCTGCTATATGTTTACATTCTGTTGCTGAGTCTCGGACGTTGCCCAGGACAACTGCGTAGGGGATCCTCCTGGCGTATCGTTCCAGGTTAGGATTGGCATTGGTCTGGAACCAGATGCACTGGCAGGCTCCATGAGCTCTGCCGTCCTCGGTGATCCTTTCTGTGAGTGATACCAGGTAATCTGTCTGGCCTGCATGGGAGGCCACCAGGTAAACGAATGCCTCGTCTGTCTCGGTGACTTTGAGAGATGATCTATATTTCATTATGCGAATCGTTGGTAAGCTCCGTTAAGCCTCAGATCTAACGTAATGTCACGCTCCCCGTTACGGTTTTTAGTTATGTGAACATACTCGGATGTTTCTCCTATTGTTAGATAGACATCTGCATCGTGAGTTATGGCACGAGACTCCCGTGCCTTGCCGTCATCGTTAAGCTGTGTAGCTGTGATGACCGGACACTGGTATCGCTTGGCGAGCTGCTTGAGTGTCCTAGTAACCTCTGCTACCTGCTCGTGCCTAGCCTTGTCCTTGGTGTTGGTGAGGGTCACGAGTTGGATGTAGTCAACTACGATGAGGTCTATGCCTTTGCCAAGGTCGTTGACCTGTTGAGATGTAGCCATGATGGTCTCCAGCGTCATGGAGTCCTCGTCAACTATTGTTAGGTTTTTGTTTTTGCGCTCAACATCAATATAATCGCTGACCTTCCCCAGCTCCGGCTTACTCATCGTGGATGGGTTAAGCATCTTGCCCATGTCTACACTCTGGGTGTTAGCCGCCATTCTGGAGATTATTACGTTTGCCTCGGTCTCTAGCGAGAATATCAGCACCTTCTTTCCTAGCTGGAGGAAGTTAGCCATGATCTGGAGCATCAGCACGGTCTTGCCTCCGGATGTCTGCGCCCCTACTACCCACAGCTCGTTAGGACTGAGTCCTCCGGTAGCTTGGTCTAGCGAGAATAA